TGCTGGAAAGGATGCGGCGCAAAGAAGATCCTCAACCCCTTGTCGCTGGGGGTAATGATCTCACCTTCAAGAGGTGGAAGGACAACAGGCACGTGCGTATTCATTTCCCACCAACGTAACGGTAGAAGCCTAGAAGATGCCGTCTGTGCTTGAGTGCCGTGTACTGTTCGACAACCGCCCCAGCGTGTTCAACGTGAATGAATCGGCCAGGGCCCACAACAACTCCTACGTGATACTCCCCCAATCGGTACATGAGTACACCATCGCCGGGACGTTCTTGCCCTAATGGTACCTCAACCCACGGATCTGGCCACGCTTCAACTAGAGCGTTCACAACCTCTTTCTCACGAACAGAACCGTAAGCACCATCGTATGACGGCTGTTTTATGTTGAACACTTCCTCCTGTATAAGGCGGAACAGACCCCAACAGTCCAGCCCCTGGCGTGTTCGGCCACGGTCCTGGAAAGGAATCCCTACATATTCGTCGACCCAGTTCATCCGAACAACCCTGGGAACCCTGCAGGTGTGAAGAGACCCGCAGGGAAAGGCTCTTGATCCAGAGCATTCAGTCCTACTTCGATACTGAGGATGCTCTCGTTGTACTGCGACGATAGAATGTCGAAGTCAGGGTAGTCAATCTCGATCGTATTCGGCGTAGCTGCCAGAACAACTTTGATATCGCACTTTCCAGGAGCTGCCATGTTCCGGACAAATGAGACCATGTCCCTCGATACGTTCTCAATGGCGAGCTTAGCAGTCGGCGCCCTCTCGTCGATTATGTCAGGCAGTTGCACCATGATCGGGTAGAAGTAGTGCCATGCTCCCCCAGAGAGGGTACCGTAAATCTGCGGAGCTGTACTTATAAGGGTGGTAGGGTCTGTGGATATACGAATGACCGTTCCGGGAACATCCGTAGCCCACAACTTGATGAGGACTACAGGTACCTCGTTGGTATTCTGTGCGTACAGCGCATTGCGCAGATTGAGGGATATCGTGCGCGGCATTACGGCATTACCTCACCATCTAAGGTCACCAACCACTTTGTATTGCTGATCGGATTCCAGTTGGGCATGGCCTCTCCGATCTGTACCGTTATGTTACCCCCGGCGACAGGATCCGTCATTATGAACGGTAGCGTGCCTCCTAGGATGGTAACGTTGATGAAGTTCTTGAAGGTCACCAGCTGTGCATCCGACATGACCATCGAGAATCGAATGGGGCGGATATTCGCGGTAGTACGGCGACGAACTTTCGGTGGGCCGATGTCTGTGCGGCTCCGCAGGCGGTTGTCAGCCATACCTTCCGTATAGCCATCGAACAGAGGCTTCGGTAAAGATACTGGCCAAACGTCGTATGCCATGGCCTACCTCCTAACGAGTCTTCAACACGGACCGGTTTGCGAAGTGTTTACGCATGGCGTTGTTAGCTGCGGTGCCACGAGTCTGCATCTTCTCGGACACTACACGATCTATGAGCACATCGAGCTCCATCTGTCCCTTTACTCCCTTGGACTGTTTGGTCTCAACCTGAACGCCAGCATAGTTGTGAATGTTGACAGTCATACCCGACTGTGGAGCCATCCGGCCACCTTTAGGTACAACAGTCTCCCCTTTGTGTGCTATGATCGGGACTTCGTCGCCTACAATACCACCAGCAGCAAAATGAGGAGCACCAGCAAATACACTAGGGTGTACCATCTTGGAACGCCCGGAACTAAAGCCAACAGTGCCACCTCCCTTGAATAGGCCAACACCTCCACCTAGAATGAACGAGGTAGCCATCGGCGAGATATCGAACATGCTCTGGATAGCACCACCGGCACCTCCAAACGCTCCCATCAGACCTTGGAACCAGTTAGAGCCCCCACCTCCAGCACTTGACAGGAAGGAACTGAGCTGCGTGCCAAACTGCTGCATACCACCAGCCATCTCGGACAGAGCAGATACCGTAGTGGTGGACATCTTGTCGAGACCGAGGAAGCTCTCAGTCAGCTTGGTAGTCCCCTCGGTAGCTGTCTCTATAACCTTGGTATGTGCATCGATCGACTTGATGTTCTTGTCGACCTGGAAATGCATGGTATCCGGCTTGTTCCATTCACCTCCCCATTTCAGGCCATGTCTCCTGGCCATGTCCCCAACACCTGGAGGCATATCAGTCCTGAACTTGTTGCTCCAAGGGTTCTCTCTAGGGTTGATATCAATAGCCTCTCCGAGTGAATGTCTGGATGGGCAGGTATGTACAGAAGCACCGCCTACGCCTCTCCAGCTGTAGCCACCTTCACCGGCCCCGATATGACCTGCCCGTATCTTGTAGCCAGTACCTTCTAGTTCACTTAGGAAGCCTTGGAATCTCTCGGCGTACTGTTCAGCTACCCTAAAGGACTTGCCTGCCGAAGTTGTAATGGTCGCTAGATCAACACCTCCTGCAGTAACACCAGCATTTCTATTGATGGATCCGGTAATCATCGAGTCAACGAAGCTGGCAGCAGAACTGCCTGCTCCACCGACATGCCTAACACCTCCACCACCACCACCGCCGCCACCTCCGAGAAGACCAAGAGCGTCGATCATGGAGCCTGCGGGGAAGTCGCTGCTCTTACCACCGCCGCCGAATATCTTACCGAGGTTGCCAAATAGCTGCCCGGGAGTCATTGCAGGCTCATCGGTACCGAACAGCATGTTCTTGAGAGGATTCAGGATGGTAAGCTTGATGATGTCGTCGATGAGGCTGTTCAACATCTTCAAGATGGCCTTCTTGAAGTTCTCTCCGGCATCCTCACCATCCTCGAACACGCTAAGGATGGCATCACCAATGGAGTCGAAGGCCGAGACGAAGGTATCCCTCAGCTCGAGGAGGCTTTCACGCTGTTTCTCAAGTCGGTCACGTAGCTCGAGAGCTTGCATGAGCTCGTCGGACTTCTGCTTGACGAACGCCATTTCTAGGCCAGCTTTCCGCATAGCCTTGGCGTATTTCTCAACTTCCTTCTCACGCTTCCACTGATCGTTCAGAGCATTAAGGTTGGCCTCCGTGCCCCCGAGGGCTTCAACCTCTTCGCGTGTACGCTCAATCGCATCGTTGATGGCTTTGATGGCCTCCATCTTACGCTCGAGAGCCTTGATCTCCTTCTCAGTCAGTTCACGCGGACCCTCCGGCGTCTTGGGATCCAACTCGAAGGGCTTGGTAGATGCCTTGGTAAATTCTGTGCCAATACCTTCCATAGCCTGCTTGACTGCGATACGCCCTCGTCTTTGATCCTCTACTAGCTTATTGTACTTCTCTAAGTCCGTCACTGCAGCTTCGACAACATGGTGCTGCCTCTTCATTATCTCTTCAATGTCAGCAGTATCTTTGGCAAGGGAATCCTTCAGCTTTGAATTGTCGATTGGAGGAATTACCATACCCCCCTGCTTAAGCATATCGCTCATGAAGCCAGGCATAAAGGCTTCATCTTTCCAGGGCTCAAATATCATGATGACGGCATTCATACCATCCTGGATGAGTTGAAGCATGCTGTTGATGGCGTCGATAGTTATGACTGCCAACGTCTTCGGGATGGCACTCAGGATATTAGGGATGGCCGCAGCTAGATTAATGAATGTATCAATGACCTCATTCGATATGTCCTTGAATGACTTATTGACGAATGCATTGGTCGCAGCCGACTGAATACCTAGCCGTCCAAAGAACTTGGTGAAGTATGCACTAGCTGAATTCCACTCCTTAATAACATGAGGCCAGACGTCCTCCGTCCAACCTTTCCTAATCAGTCTGCCAATAACAACAGCATGATCCCCAAGTTCCTGAAATTCCGTCTTCATATTGTGGATATCATGGCGGAACCTATCCAACTCCTGCGTAGCGAATTTGAACAGATTCGTCACCTTACCAGTAACGTTAAACTCCTTCTCCATGGCTAGAGTGAGCTCGAACCAAGCAGTACTCAGGTTATTTACGGCAGCCGTATAGTTATCGATCGGCTTAATATTGCCTCCTTTGTCAAGGAGGTCATACGTCTTACCTAGTTCCTCAATGAACTTGGGGAGCACCTCTGCAGAGAGCACCTCACCCTTCTTCATCATCTCCTGCAATTGGGCAGTACCGACTCCCATGGCTCTGGCCATGATCTGAACAGCACCAGGCAAGCGGTCACCCAACTGCCCACGCAGCTCTTCAGCCTGGACGGTACCCTTGGACATCATCTGCTCAAGGGCCCTGAAGATGCCTTCTGTCTGTTCCTCGGTTAGTTGTAGTTTAGTGGACGCTGCGGAGACAACCGTAAATGCACGCTCGACGTCCTTCATCTTCAGGCCAGTACCATTGGCCGCAATGGTGAACTTAGCGAACGCAGTGCCCAGCTGTCCTATTGACTGCCCGGTTAACTTGGCAATCTTGAGGAGGCCCTCAAACATCAGGACAGCTTGATCGTGGTTAGCGGTTACGGCCTCTAGCTGGTTGATGTAGGTTTGATATGCCTTGCCAGCCTCGAGCATCGCCTCTCCAGCTTTGAACGCAGCGTAGCCCACTGCGGCCATGCCCGCAACGAATGCAACGGTGGCGCCCCCGGCAGAGCCCAGTAGGCTTGTGAAGGCAGAGATACGTGTTGCAGCACCGCCCAGCGGGCCCTGGACGAGAACAGAGCTCCTCTGGAGAGCGTGCATCATGTTCTGGAATTTGCCAGCACCGCGAACGTTGTTGTTGGCGGCGTTCTCGAACTGCTTGAACTCACGAGTAGTAGCAGCAGTAGTGGTCTTGAAACGCTCCATAGCCCGCTGGAAATTCAGCGTAGAGCGTTCTCCCCTAGTAAGGTAGGTGTTCAGTTCACGGAATGAACGTGTGACCTGATTGGCATACTGCGCGCCGTTCTTGACATTGCGCATCTGGTTTGTCAACCGGAGAGTGCTGTTCAGGGCATCAACAATTGCAGCCTCTTGCTTACGGAAGGCAGCAGCAGACTGTTCAGCGGAGCGGGCAGCACCAGTTTGTGCCGCATTAACCGCACCGCCGAAACGTTGGAGCTGGCGCACAGCACCGCTAAGACCACGGGTGTCTGCACCTAGATTAAAGGTGACGTCACCTAGATTGATCACCCGCCTCTCCTCTTGCTCCGTCTACGCGCTTCGGCAGAGGACTTTGCTTCGAGTTCCTGCTTACGCATGAAGAAAGCGAACCACCAACCCAACTCATCCCAATCGACTAATGCATCAAATTCACTGAGGGTCTTCTTCAGTTCAAATGCCACCATCATCCGATTGTAACGGAGCGGGTTGGTTCTCAGTTTTTTGTCTTCTCCTCCACCCTCAGGTCAAGAGCCTCACTGATTCGGCGAACGACGTCGTTGAATTCCCCCGAGAGAGGAAGCGCCACGAGCTTGTCGTAGTCGTCCTCCTCGAAGAACTTCTCCTCGTGGTTCCCCTCGGGGTAGGAGTACTCCATGATCATCTGGACCATGAAGTTGCGGCCTTCCGCGCTGACACGCTCACGCGCTTTGTCAACCTGATCGATCGTCGGCCTGTACCAGTCGAGCGTGATGCCGTTCCAGTTGATGGGAGTCGGATGGATCTCGGCATGCTCCGGAGCAAAGAACGCTGCTCGGAGTTCTGCCCTTGTCAATCTGACGGAGCCGTTGCCGCCAGTAGTGGTACCCTCGTCGCTAGCCATGTTTGCCTCCATTGGCTGTGCGCGTCTAGTTGTGGTGTATGCGGGTTATGGGATAACCGTCATCGCTCCTGATAGCTGGAAGTTTGCGGTGAAGGTGTTCATCGACTCGAGACCACCCGCCAGTGACACATCGGTCACGGTAGCCTGGCCAGAGAAGCCGGTCGTACCGTCCCAGAGGTACTTGACGTAGATCATCGTGCTGTTCTGCCAGGCATCCAGCGTCTTCTGGACGGCCATCGACAGCGTCGTCGCACCCGTGTGCTTCCACGCGAATGGAGTCTTCCACGGGATAGCAGTTGCTGGATCTGCAGGAACGTTCAGGCGGAGGGAGAGTGTTTCCTCCTCGAGGGCGCCGACATCACCCGACTGCCCCTGTGCGCTGAACTTGAAGAGTCCCTTCGCAACGGAGGCTGAAGTATTGTCCGGGTTGATGAGGATATACGTGGGGATGCGTCCCTGCAGAGCTGCCAGGAAGCCATTGGCGACAGCGTACACGCCCCCGATCTCCAGATTGACCGTCTTGAGTCCGTCTGGCTGGTAGGTGCGGTAGCCCCCGTTGGACTTGGCCGTCGGGATGTCCGTATTGTCGATCACGTCGGTTGTCTGCGTGAGGGTGAACGTCCGGCTCTTGGCAATTGCGGTTGTCGGGATATAGGCGCCGGTGATCGTGACAGCACCACCAGGAGTGTAGGAGGAAATGAAGGTGACTTCACCCGTCACGAAATTGATGCTCTCGACGTTGGCATTCTGGTTCACCGCCGTCACGAACACATTGGTGACCGTATTGACGTCGATGAACTGCTTCGTTGTTGCCGTGATGATGTACGTCTTGCCGGACACCAGGACCATCGGCTCCGCTGTCATGGCAACGGGGGTACCACCCTTGGCCAGGGTAACGATGTAGCCCGCGAACCCTTTGTAGTACGCGTTGGCGTTGATCGACCCTGTGATGAGGCCTGCCTCCGATGATTGGTAGGACTGACCGAAGATCGTATCCACCAGCTCGCCGGCTTCATTGCGGACCTCACCTGAGTTACCCGGAAGGGTGTACCAGGTGATATTGTCGGATGACACTTGAATCTTTTTGGGCATGTCTCACCCCCTGAGGGTTGGGTTCGAGTTGGGTTGACTACAGTGGCTCACGATTAGTTGGCGTAGTCGATGGAGTAGGCTCCGTTATCATGGACAGGTTGAAGACCCAAGAAGGTCGGCTGGCATCATCCCATCCAGTAAACGATACATCTCCCATTCCCGTAATGGAGACGATACGGTCTCCGCTAGGTGCCGTGAAACTCTCTTTCCCCAACAGCCTCTCACGAACTTCAAAGACCTTCTGTCCGGAGAGTTGGTAATCCGATTGGGATCCCCGTGCACGTACTTGAACTTGTGGGTAGTTGAGTAACCACCTAGGATTGGGGGCCAAACCGCCAGCATCGTAGATAGTGATCACCCTGTCTGGCTCCAGGGGCATCTTTCCAATGTAGAGTCGCCAGTCACCAGGGCCATTGCCAAACTGATAGCCGTCGGTGACCAGGATATTCTTGACGTGTTCTGAGGGGAGGAGCTGAGGCACTAAAAGCCTCCAGCATCACGGTACCCTCGACGGATATCGTCTTGAATCTGCCCAGCGCTTTCAGCCAGCGCTACTTGAAGCCACTTGGCTCTGGTAGGATCTTTGTGCCTCCACTCCAGGTTCTCGTGAACCTCCACAGTATATGGAGGATTCCCAGCCCTGCCATAGCCGATCTCGACCGTTGGGACTCCGCGGAAGGTGGAGATCTCCAGGTAGCCAGAATCGACCATAGCGCCTGTATCAACAGGGCAATACTCCTTGGACAGCTCAAAAGCCGGTTCCAGAGCATTGTACAGCACGTCGGGACACGTTCTCCAGGTGCTCGGTGAGTCGCCGGAAGTTGGCAATTACGGCATTCATTCCCTCACGAGCAGCATTATCTC